TGCGATTTAATGCATCATCTTTGAAAGCAATGTGTAATATATGTTTTAATACGCTTAACAAACCAGCTTTAGTGGACTGTACTGGGAAGCATATTTTTTGTGGTAAATGTATTGTGACATGGCTAAAAAATAATAATAGTTGTCCGTTATGCAGATGCACTGTTTCTGTCAAAGATTTAACTTACTTGACAACTTCAAAAGATAAAAAAGGTAAAAAGGAGAAAAAGATTACCAAAACACAACAAATTATAAAGATTATCAAGGAAAAGAAAAACGGTAGGTTCATTATTTTTTCAGAAGAAGATGCTACATATTCACTTATAAACAGAGAATTACCGAAAGCTGATATTTCCTGTAAAGAAATTAAGGGTAGGTCCGAAACACGGGAAAAAATTATTAAAAGTTTCAAAGAAGGACGTGTTAAGGTTATATTTCTCAATTCTCGCAACAATGGTGCAGGTATAAATTTACAAGAATGCACTGATATTATTCTTTTTCACACAATGAATCACAGTATAGAAACTCAAATATTAGGAAGAGCTAATAGAATAGGACGGAAGTCAGCTCTATATGTTCATCGATTAAGGCCTATGACTTAATTTTAAAGTAAAGATATGTATAATTATAAAGATTAATGGAGTGTAAATGCAAACAATGTTTTTTTGACATTACGCCGTATGTAGAAACAAAATTTAAAATCTACAAAGGATCGAGAAGTAAAGCAGGAGCTGTTATTTCCGATGAAACAGGTAATGTCATTTTGGTTCAATCGAGAGGAAATCTTTGGGGATTCCCAAAAGGAAGTCTCGAGAAAGGTGAATCTCCTATCACGGGAGCAATTCGCGAAGTTTCTGAAGAAACAGGTATACAACTAACACCTGAACAGTTGGGTGAAAAAATCAAAGTTAATCGGAGTACTTATTTTCAAGTAAATATTAAAAGAATTGCTTTATCGGTTCAAAAATTCCCTGGTAATGACGTTAATGCAATTTCATGGATTAGCCCAGCATGTCTTGAATATTTAGTGAATATTGGTAAAATTTTCTTGAATAGTCATGCTAAAAAAATTTGCAAAAAAACCCTAAAGCTCGCTATAAATTGATTTAAATTTTATTATGATAGTAATAAAATGTCTGACGAAACAAGCGAAAGCTCAAGTAATTTTTCGAATTTTTCTATGAATACTACAACTGGAGCCACTCCTGAACCAATATTAAGTCTAGTAAGTTCGTTATTAAACAGTCAAACTCCGACAACGAATAATTTTATTATCAATACGCCAGATCTTATTGCTTATGAGAGCAATCGTTTACAATCTTCGGAGACGCCTCCGAACTCCACACCCGACGAATCAACACACCCGGAATCGGAAGCAAATTCTCCGCCTCCGAACACTACTACATCTCTGCAAATTAATGGGAGAAGATACGTTGTTCCTGGAATGTCAATTCCGACTTCTCCAATACCTAGAAGAATTATTCGAGATCCTACCAATACATTTATTGATTTTTTAAATTTTGTGGAAAACGATATACTATCACCCCCTCCACCCCCTCCATCCCAAAATACACAAACTTCGGAAGAAGCTGCAACGGGAAATCTAGAACCAAGTGAAGAGTCAGAAGATGAATCGAATGAAGAACCACCACTTTTACAAATGCGTAGAAATAGAAATTCCATCGTGCGAGCTATAAATCGAACCAGAAACAGACGACGGGGGATGTTTTTTCAACAATTTATGAATCATTTGATGGATAATGCCGATGAACAGATACTCCAACAAGTTATGCACGAAAGTTTTGTTGAGGATCAAGAAAAAAGACTTATTGATCAAGCAAGAGAACTTGATATACAAAAAGTAAAATACAATCCTTCCAATAAAGAATTGGATAAGTGTACATCTTGTCGTATATGTTTTTCCGAATACGAAAAAGATGAAGAGATAGGAATTTTACCATGTAAACACTTTTTTCATCATTCTTGTATCCAAGAATGGGGTAAAAGAAGACCCGTATGCCCTTTTTGCGATATTGACATCCCAACCGTTAATGAGCAAGCATCAAAAAAACAAAAAACAAGCTAAAAAATGATATATTATATAAAATGATTGATATAATATCTTGGGACTTTGTTTTGGATCGCAATTCCGAAGCTCAACCACAGTGCACTTTCAAAGCAACTGAAGAATTTATTACTATGAGTGACCTAAATCATAAAACACTTTTTGCTAAATTCGAAGGTACTAACTCTTGCTACGACGGTAAGATTTTTAAAGTAGCTGCAGATGAGTCATCTGTATCCAAAAATGGCTGTAATATAGCTAACTCCTGTACTACTAATTTCAGCGATAAAGAAGTATTATGGACTCTAACGTTACTTGAAACGCCTTATGATGACAAGGTTAAGGGTGGTAAATTTAGCGTTGTGTGTGAAAATGGTCAAACTCCGCCACAATATATCGAAACTGAAGGGGGTACCAAAACGGTAGAGAAAGATGGCGGTGATTTTGATCACAATGATGATGATCAGACAGTCAAGGAACCCGATTCCGGTTTAGGAGCTCTCCCATTGGCACTTATAGGAGGTCTAGGTGTCTCGGCGGTAGCTCTTTTACTCGTGTACACTTTAAGAAAAAGAAACTGAATTTAACATTTGTCATACAAAATAACAAATGCGAATTGTTGCAATAGGAGACACACATTTTAGAGTAGATAATATGAATATTGTTGATAAACTTATTGAAGAAGTGATGACAAAATTGTCAGATGTAAATCCTGATCTAATAGTTTTACTTGGCGACATACTTCACGATCACGAGCGTTTGCATACTTTGGCATTAAATAGAGCACTGGACTTTATAAATAAATTGAGAACAATCGCTAAAGTCTATGTACTCGTCGGAAATCATGACATGATTAATCATGATCAATTTCTAAGTGATCAGCATTGGATGAATGCACTGAAACAATGGGATAACGTCAGCATTGTAGATAAAGTAGAACATCTTGAATGCCCAGAAATCAATGCAAATTTTATGTTTTGTCCTTACGTAGCTCCTGGTAGATTTCAAGAAGCTCTAAACACACATTCTTTTGATTGGAAAGATTCTGATATAATATTCGCTCATCAAGAATTCAAAGGATGCAAAATGGGGGCTATCATTTCAGAAGACGGAGATGAATGGGATATTGATGATCCTTTTGTTATATCAGGTCATATACATAGCAAACAAAGTCCCCAAGATAATATTATGTATCCAGGTTCTTCGATGCAAGTAGCATATGGTGAAGCTAATGAAAATATCATACTGATAATAGATTACAACGACGGTGAAATAGAACTCACAGAACAAGTTTTAAACATACCCCGTAAAAGAATAGTATACATCGGTACAGATACATTTGATCGTTATGAACCTCCCGTAACAGAAGATGAGATTAAAATTACAATAAAAGGTAAATATTCTGATTTCAAGGCGATAAAAAAGACTTCCAAATACAAAAAACTAGTTAAAATGGGGTTTAAGATATCATACAAACACGAAAAACTCGATATTACAACAGATAAAAGAAAAGTGGAGGTAAAGGATTTTACAAATGTTTTGGCATCTTTAGTAAAATCGAGTAACGATGAATTTTTAAATAAAGCATATGATAAATTATTAAATAAATGAATCTATCGCACATATTTAATAATCATAGAATTTATGCCCTGGGTCTACTAGTACTAGCAGGTGTTATAGGATGGTTTTCATTAATTCTTATGACAGATCCAATAGAAGCTGGTATACAGATAACGACAGCTCAGTGGGTTGGTTTAGGTTTTACTATTTTCATATCAATTGCTGCTTGGGTAAGACAATGTTTTACGATAACTCCATACACCAAAGCCGCTAAGTAAATTTTTTCAAAAAAATGTATTTGTAAATAAATGCCTTATCAAGCACAATATGCGCAGATGGGTGGTCCCAAAACTGCTATTGATGATATTTTGGATTTAGACGGAGAAGGTGAACATCAGTCCAGAAGTATTGCTAATAAATATATAAGGGATACTATGCCTACGAGACAAGCTATGAATCCTGAGCAAATGATGCAAATGAGAGCGAGACAAATGCCACAACCGATGCAACCACCGGGTTTGGTTCCTGAAATGCGGCATCCTCGGGTTGTTGAGGATTTTGAAGATAATGAACCAAGTATTGCAGCAGTGACTAATCGAATTTTTCCTTCAGCGGGTGCTTATATAGAAGCGCTAGACGATAGTGATCATCCACTACATTCTGTTGCAAGAGCTGTTTTATCTAATGGGAATCCGAACTGTGACAAAACAGTGTACATAATTGTTATTATAATATTATGCATCGCCATTGCGTGCATGATTTATAAAATGAATAGTAGCTAACTTAAAGTGTAATTTTTTTTTGAAAAATGAGTGTATACAAAAGCTTATGTCTGTCCGGTGGAGGAATGCAGGGTTTTCAAGTACTGGGCGCGCTCAGTTCTATTTCAGAAAATTCCTGTTTTAGAATAGAAGAATTTGTAGGAACCTCGGCTGGTTCCATGATATGCTATCTATTAGCTATTAGATATACCCCTACAGAAATATTAACGGAATTAACACAAACACGTGTATTCGATAAGCTAAAATTTCCGAATTATATGCAAATGGTTCAATCGGGCGGTGCAACTTCTTTCGCACCTATACAAGAATTTCTAGAAACGATAACCATAAAAAAGATGGGAAAACTTCTAACAATTGGGCAATTACATGAAGAAACGGGTAACGTTTTTAAATGCGTAACTTTTAACTATAGTAAAAAACAAGTTGAGTTACTGTCACCTGATACAACGCCTGAAATACCATGTATTACAGCTGTACGTATGAGTTGCACAGTACCTTTTATGTTTCCGCCATATAAATATGGAAGTTCATATTATATCGATGGAGGGCTAGCGTTTAATTTTCCTCTTCAATATGTGACACAATCTCCATGTTTAGGAATATATCTTATTTCCGATGATGAAAAAACTGGTGATTTTGATTCGGATTTTAATCCCGTTTCATATGCATTGGATATTTTAAATATATCTATCAGTGCAAATACCAAAGCGAGTGCTGATTCATTTGAAGGAGATATTGTTAAAATTTCTAATGTCAGTGATACGACATTTAATTTCGGTTTAGATACAACCAATAAATTAAATCTATTTTCTTCAGGATATCAAACGGGTAAAAAGTTTATAACAAAATAATATTTTCATTCATTTGATAATGAAAATAAATTAAAATCCAATATCCTCTTCTTCAACAACTACTGGAGTTTCTTCTTCCGCAACAACTATTGGTACAGGATCTTTTACGGTCATTGCAGGGGCTACTTTACCAAATAAACACTCGCGTATAGCCGCTTCAAGCTCTGAAATATTACTAGTGCCTATATCGGATCGAGTAATAGACTTTTTCTTTATCTGTTGCTGAGGACGACCTTTTTTACCGGAATGTCTGTTTATAGATTCTTTGGTGTGTGATTTTCTTCTAGATGCAACGGACGGCACTCTAGTCTTAGAAAATGTGCAAGTTCCACCACTCAACACATCAATAACGTTAGCAGGTGAATTTTTCTTTCCAGCTGGTAATTTAACTCCGGGAGCTAATCTTAACAACTGTTTTACCAAATAATTCCACACCTCTGGATTTTTGTTATGTAAATCAGCAACACCGGTTCCCACGAGCGCATCCGATAGCACAAGATGTTTAATATCTTTTTGTTTTACGTCCGCCAAAATCGCATCTACATCTCTCTTCATGTACTCCTTCAATTTCTTATCCGAAGCTCCCATACGACTTACAGTGACAATCGGAGCTGCATTTGGCTCACCTCGTATTACAGCTTGAGTACTTCTTTGATAACACTTGTTCGCCATGTCATCTATACCACTTTTCCGCCATTGTTGACCTGTTTCATAGCATTCATCGTTCTCACCAAATATGTATAATTTATGTGGATTGTTTTTGAGTTTGTCTCTAGAAAATTTACTCTCAAACTCTAGCACCCAGTTACATGCCGCTGGTCTCCGAGACCGCGAAGACTTTTTAGAAAGTTTGGATTTCTTGGCGGTTTTTGAAGCATGAATTTTACCAGATAAAATTTTGATTATCTCGGCTTTCTTTTTAGCCTTCTTTCTATCTTCGGCTGATAGGGATTTATACACTGGTGATTTTTTGATGTCAGAAACTGTCATACTTTTCAAGTGTTCTTGAATTTCACCTAATGATAAATCTTTACTAAGTAGTGCAGTCATATTTCTGGGTTTAACACTGGGTTTTTTACGTTGCTTGCGACTTTTACGTTGCTTGCGACTTTTACGCTTTTTTACAGATTTTACTGTTCTTCTAGTACGAGACTTAACACCGCTTTTAAGTCGAGCCTCTAGCTCTTTTTTTGTACCAGAGACAGGAAGACCTCTCGCCCTTAATTGCTTTTTTAATTCCGTAACAGTTGGCATTCTTTATTTGTATGGTTTATATTTTTTTAGAATTAAAAATTAAATTTCTACAACACAGGATGCACTAAAATCCTGAATATTATCCTTTTTCTTACCCAATTGATTGCTTATAACTCTGCACTTTCCAATTTGTTTGTCTATGTTATAATGTGTATGACCATATATCCAAATGCTTGCATGTGAAACTAGATCTTCTAGATCATTAACGTACAGTGAAACATATTTATCTTTTTTACGTTTTGACGGTAAACAATCTCTGATTGGGGGGTAATGTGTTATAACAATTGGGATGAGATTGTTATTGTTGGCAAAAGCTAATTCTCCTTTGATAAATTTTTTATCCAGTTGATGGTTGGACTTATATCTTTCGGTATCAAAATTGTCTATTCTAACTATTTTTTCGGGAACGTGGTCCGAATCAGACCAAAGAGTTGCTCCAATAAACTGATAACGCTTATTGTCACAACCTTCGATAACCATTGAGCTACGAGATAAATAAAAGAAATTAGAATATTGCGATGAAAAATACATCATACTTTTTTCTAAATGCGAAAACGGACGCGGTGGTAATTTTGGTATTCTATAGTACTCGTGATTTCCTGGTACGTATATGACAACCCGAAAGAGAGCGCACACTTCAGATAAAAATTTATTGAGCTGTCTTATTCTATACATTGAACCGATGTCACCGGCCATCACTAAAATATCCGCGTTTGGGTCCAACACATCTACGGCTTTTACATCGGTATATCTTTCTATATGCAAGTCTGACACTATTTGTATCTTCATATTGTTCACCAGTATGAAGAATACTTTTATTTTTCATTTTTTTATTCAAATTCGGGGATTTCATCTAGATTAATACTAGGACCTTTCATCTTTCTTTTAGCACCTCTTGCAGTGCTTGTAGATGGTGGAATTGAAGATGCGTTCATGTTATTTACCATGCTCATCAAGTTAGACCCAGTCTTTCTTAATATCATCTTTGAGATAATGAAAAACGCAGCATTAATGATGATCAAAAATAACAAACGCAACTCAACCGGCCAATTACTACCTTCAGGAACATAAGATTTCTCCCCTAGCTCTATCAATAACTTCTCATATGAATTCATTGATAAAATTTGTTGTTGGGTAAATCCTTGCATGTCAAATTTAAACCAACTACCGAAAACATACTCAACAACCATAAATCCTCCAATCAAGTAAGTCTTATAATTTTCTACAGTACTGTCCAAAGATAATTTTTTAACAGTGTGTTCGTAACTTCTTTCCATCGTTTTGTAATCCGAATGAATAGTAAACTCGGGTACTTGCTGTCCTTTATAAGATTTTTTAAGCAGGTCGAATTTAAACAGCAGCTCTCGTTTTTTATCTTCTTCGTCTTCCTCATTATAAATACCGTGGTCGAGTTCTCCTACTCTTTTGGGTACCTGGTAAGCTCCCGCTTGTTTTAACTGATCTAATGTCGGCGGCGTGCGTCTTTTACTTCTTCCGCTGGTAAATCTTTGCGGGCTGTCAGATGCAGTTGTGGACGCATCATCGCCATCGGCCGATAAAAGACTTTTCAACCGACTTGTTAAAGGATCTTCCCCCGAATCCGCCGATCTTACAGAAACAGCATCGTCGTCAGAGTCGTCATTAAAAATATCTCCCAGATTTTGGCTTCTATCCGCAGGTGACTCTTCGGGTGAAAAAACTTGTGTTGGTTTAATTATGTCTAAATTAGAGTAATCGGGTTTGAATTCTTTCCCTTGAAATTTAGCATCTATCTTAAGTTGATTTTCAATGAGTTCAAGATATAACTGCGGTAGTCTTCTGAAATCTTTGCGATAATCAGTTCTAACAGTTCTATCAAGCGGCACCTTTACAACTTTCAATGGAACTCGCGTTTTCTTTGACATTTTAACAAAGTCTTACAACTTTAAATGTTATTAAATAAATGAGAAAGTTAGATGTGTATTTTTATGATGTTAGATCTGGTTTCAATGAACACATGGTGATAACTGATTTTAATAAACATAATACGGTTGAAGACTTGTTGTTTTACATTTTCCAGCACTTATTCAATAACTTAGGTATTTTAGAAAACTACAATCTTTACACGAAGAGCTTTCGCAAAGTACCGTTGACTAAAAAATTGATTAGTATCAAGTCGCCAGTAGTTTTGAGAACTAAAAATAGTTTGTTATGAAATAATACTTTTAATATTATTTCAAAATAATTATACACATTTATTCGGATGTTGATTCAGGAGTCTTGGTCTGAGATGACTCTGGATTTTTTGACTCTTGTATATAACTCCTAATCATCCTATTCAGACTTGTAGGTTCTTGTTTGTTCATTATCTCTATCACCTTTCGCAAAGAAATACGGTGCTTGACTCGATCTTCGAGATGCCAAGAGTGACAATTTCTCATAATCGTATATTGTTCTTTCGGCAGCGTCACATACTTCTTTTTAATAAATCGCTGGACGTATGCATCATACACAATCTTTGCGACATTATAAAGCACATTTTCATACTCTTCGAAAGTGTCAGTGTGCCGTGGATAAAGAGCGTAAAGCTTGTCTGTTTTTTCCTTATCCATTCGCAATTGCAAGTAACGAAACTTAATGCTAGGTTCGTTTCCACGAATATTAAAATAATCCATATAGCGCTCATTAAAGATCTTAGCATGTTTCTTACCAGAAAAGACAATTACACCTTGTAGTTCATCTTCAGATAGACTGTCTACATATTCTGTCAACTGACTCCAACTTTCGAATTTATGCTCTTGTGCATTAGGAATTCCTATATCTTCATCGAGAGAGAAGTAATCAAAATCTTCCATCTTGAATGTACCGGCAGAATACATGGTTGCACGGGTCGGATTTTTACACACAATCCTATTTTCAGCCGTATTCCTTACTAGAAAACAATAACACTTTGTCTTGTCAAGAGTTGTACAAAATCGGTTGAAGAGCGTGTTTTCCGACAAAGAAACTGAATCCTTGATCGTATGCACTGTGAAATCATCGTCCGGTGTAACACTATCCATCTTGTTTTTGAAAGTGTCATTGTTTTCATACTCAGCTGATAGGGCTTCCAAAAATTGCTCGCCGAATGATTGCCGACTTGCCCATTTACTACGAAATGCGTCAAGCTTTCTATGAGTTGTGACATACCATTTATTATTAATACAAAAGAGACGAAGCAGACTTCCTTCATGAGCGTCGAATACACGAACATCGCTAATATCACTTGAAGTAAACTTTTGCACGGCATCGAGATTCCCCGTCCCGTATTCAGGGGTGTAGGGATATGTTTGAAGAATTACACTGGTATCTCTAGTAATTACACCTCGACACGATTTAACAGTACTGTCAGTATTAGGAGTACATCTAACATAACAATATATATCCAACTTATTATCGGGATCAGAATCAACAAGACGAACTTTGTTGCCTTGGGATGCGATAGTAGCTTTAGTAAGCTTTACAGTAGCCTGGGAGGGGCTAGAATCGTTTTGACTTGAAGCAGATTGAGACATTTTTCTTTGTCTCTAGTTTTTTAAGTAGAATTCATTTTTTATTTTTTGGAGACCTACTAAATCTCTTCAAAATTTTCTTATATCGTTTTTTATGATTTTTTGGGGACTTGGCTTCGGGAAAATCACTGTCGTCAGAATCTTCGTGTTCACTGTCGGATGACTCGGAAGAATATAAATCGTCTTGTGTAATAACCAGTTTCAGTGTTTTCTTAGGGGAATTATCAATATCTTCATCTGACGAGTTTTCATCGTCACTCATTGCGCGACGATATTTTTTTTGTTCTTTTTGATTTGTGAACGAACTAAACGCAGAGGTAAATAACATTTCGTGATCCAAGCTATTTTTTAATTCAATCACTTGTAATTTTTTAGTTTTATCTACCAACCAAGATTTCATACTTTGTTTGTTTTCCACACAAGAATCGGGTAATTTTTCCCCTCCCAGAGAATGTATGTGAGTTTCAAATTTTAGGAATTTTTCAGATTCTGGATGAGTTACCAAAATGTAGTGTTCATTGTATGGTTCTATTGAAATAATGTTTATGGGGTTGTCCATTTATTATTCGGTATGCTCGTACTTTAAATAAGATTTCATTCAAGAGTGAAAGTATACTCGTCTAGTTTCTTTTTTAAAATAAGGCGTGCTTAGTAAACTATCAAATAAACAATCCAAACAGACCCTTTCTTTCCGTGTTTCGTCGATAACATCTTGCGCGCACAAATCACAAGGAAGATATTTTTTTCTTTGCCAGTCAGCGGGATACCTGTTTGATATATCTGTGTCTGTTATAAGAAATATTGGTGTTAAATCCTCTGATTCTTTAAAATTTAGTAAATTTAGGTCACCTAATCTTTTAATCAAACAATCAACACATATTCTGTACTTATCACCGATATGTGGATTGTGATCTAAACACACTATACACATTTTTTCACCAGTGTGTTTACTTATATCGAATCCTTGTTGAAAAACTTTACTAGCACTTAATCGATGCACTAAACAATCGTAACAAATATCATGTTTCGAACTTATCAAAGAATGGTGAAAGCCGCAAACCTGACAATTTAAATTCGGCGCACGGCGACTAAAGCGTCTTCGGGGAGAAAGTAAACTTCTACGTCTACGTATAGGTGGAAAAGTTTCTTCAAAACTTAGATGTGGTAAACCAGGTGTGTCTCTATCAGAATCGTCTCGACTGCGTCCTATTCTAGATAAAAGAGGTTCATCAACCGATGAATTTGGTGTA